AACCAGTATTTGTCCTTTCGTTTGTTGAAAGAAGTCATACTGGCACGGGTCTTCGCACCATACTTAAAGAAATCGTATTTGGGATTTGTAAAATGGTTCTTCAACGACAAATAGTGTTGATAGGTTTCAAACGGGGTCACTTTCAGCATCGACTAACTCAAGATCTTCAATACAATCAACAGTAACTTCATGATTAGCAATGCGATACCAGTGTTTATCTACACCAAGAGTATCTGGATAGAAACCCAGATACTCTAAATCATCGCATTTATTTTCACGCAACCATGCTTGTAGGCGATGGTGCATTAGATCATCACGAGAAATCATAGTGGTAGTTTTGCTCTAGAAGTTCGTTTCATAAAGTTAAGACGAGTTGCGTCCCACTTCAATCGCTCTTTCAAAGGTTTTGAAACGAGTTTTACAACAGATTCTACCTCAAGACTATTGATTTCGCAATAGTGAACAATTGCATCAATATAATTAAGGTTTTCTTCTGCTACAATTTTTTCGATTTCAAGAGCAAACTTTGAAGGAGTTAAAAACTTACTTTCTATTGCCTGTTCTAGTTCTTTATTCGGTTCCATAGAGTTCCAATTTATCTCTAACAAACTTTCTAATGTATTGGGTGAGAAGTTTGATGTATTTTGATTTGTCTCGTTCTTCATAGACGACGCATTCTCCATTTTCACAAGCCATAATGATTACAAGTTTTTTGACTGAGATTCCAGTCAGTTCGTACAGCATACATCCATATGCCATACATTGAACGAAGTAGTGTTCAATCCACTCTCGTGGTTTGGGTTTTTTTGATGTTTTAAAATCGATTATTGATAACTCGCCATCATATTCGGCAATACAATCAACAGTCCCAGCAATTCCTAGTTGCTTACTATATAGGGACCCTTCAAGGGCGTAAATATTATTTATACGATTAAGTTCTGATTTTGAGATTTTAAAAAGAAAATCAGAGATTGGTTGAACTTCTGGTAATTTTTCATTTTTAAGATAATGTTCAGTAAGAGAGTGCATATCTGTTCCACGACTTGTTGCCGCTTTTGTAACACGCTCAGCTTCTTCATCACCAACTTTCTTCCTCCAGTTGACAAAAATCTCCTTATTAAAATGACTGGTCACCGAAGTGATGGAGACCAGTCGGAGAAGTTCTTCTTCTGTAGGAACTTTATAATAACGAACTCCATCAATTGTCTCCCTCTCAAGTTGGGGGAGACTAATATCAACATGATTAAACATTAAAAACCTGCATCCATTTTAGCAATAATGTACTCTTTAACAAGTCCGGAGCGAACAATATCTTCAACATCAAATTCAATCATTTCAAAGGAAGGCATTGCTCTAAGAATTCTCATAAAATCTACAATACCATTACGCTCATTTGTCTTTTGTAGGTCTGACTGAGTGGCATCACCACAAAAACAAATTTTAGTATTTTCACCAACACGTGTAATTATACTATCTAATTCGTGAAAATTCAAGTTTTGAAATTCATCAACAATAACAATAGCATTATCAAGAGTTGTTCCACGAAGGAATGAAGTAGACCAGAACTTAATAGTCTCTTGAGACTTTAAGTTGCCATAGAGCATTTCGAAGTCAGCATCAGAAGGCATCTGAAACATATACTTCACCATATTCTTATAAGGAATTTGGTAAATATCTGCCTTATCTTCATGAGAACCAGGAAGGAAACCAATCTCACGAGTTGCTACGAGAGAGCGAACGAGATAAATTTTCTCGTAAGGTGTTTTCTCATCCAACACATCACAGAGGGCATTGTAGAGGGTAATAAAGGTCTTACCTGTACCTGCACACCCATAAGCAACAATATGCTTATCATCATTATATGAATCAAAAAATTTTTTTTGATTCTCTGTAACTGGTTCAATATCTAGAAGATATTCAGAACTCAATGGTTTTCTTCTTTTCATCTGCTTTGCCGTGAGTCCAACCCCAATTGGTTGCTCTGCAGATCCTCTTTTTCTTCTTGCCATACTAGATTTTCTTTACATTTGATCCAGGCATTTTTGCGGCACGTCCTAGAACGTCGTTCCATCCTGGGTTTTTACTGATAAGTTTATTTTGCCAATCCCCAACTTCACCAACATTCATTTGTGTTGGAATAAGAGGTTTAAGATTGGGATTTTCTTTGAGATATGGTTCTTTTTCTGCCATAAGCATCCATTTTTCAAAGATTTCACCTGTTTCCGTATTTTCAAAGCGATATGTAGGCATAAAGTTATGAATTCAAGATAATTTATTTAGACCCACTCCAATGCTTCTGCCACCGTAGGAAACTGCTCAGCAAAAATCTTCTTACACCGTTCTGCAATTTCCATATGTTCTTTCTGAGTTCCATTAGCAGAACGCAGTTGGATATAATGGATCCAAGAACGGCATGAGCCACTCATATAGAGTCTGGTGGGTGTTGCCAAAGGCAGAACAAAACGAGCACACTCTTTTGCCACACCCATATCAAGCATTGACTGATAAAGAACCATTGCGTCATCAAAGTGCTTTCTCATTTTGATTTCAAACTCCTGCTTGACGAAAGAATCAATGTCGTCAATAGAATTCTGGCGATTCTTAGTATCCTGACGGCGAAGTTCTGGAAGCGGGATCGTATCTGAGAGTAGAGAAGAATCAGCATAACGCTGAGAAAACTCTTGATATGTAAAAGAACGGTGGCGAAGAATTTGTGCCGCCAGTCCACGGGTAGTTTCGATTTCCAGAGTCATAAAACTCTGCTCAAACACAGACCAGTGATTATGCTTAATACAATAAGCAAGCAGTTTTGCATAGTTATCATTGGTCTGATTGGCTGGATTTGAGACACGGGCAACATATGCCATTGTCTGCTCAGCATCGGGGGTTACACTAATCAGTTTTACACTCATTTACCAAATCCTTTTGATGTTAATTTTTCTGCTTCAGCAATTTGCTCTTTAACTGAACGCAATTGTTCTTTCATCTCAACGAGTCTCTCTTCAGTATAGAGATGATCTTGCTTGATTAAACGTTCAAGCAACTTTACAAGTTCCTTTGCCCTACTCATTTTTTGACGTTCTTGTCTTCTAGTTTCAGATTCTAATTGTTTTTTAAAATTCTTCATTTTTAATCTGGGTATCCATCATCATCATCGAAAATTTCGTCGTAATCATGCAGTGTTCCATTTTCTTCGTTATGACTAAGATAACTTTGAGTATCGGAGTACACCTCTGCCTTAAGAGAATCTACAAGTAATTCAAGATTACGGACGATAAGTTTTAGTTTTTCTTTGTCCATAAAAACACATTTCTCTCAGGATATTCTACACAAAAAAAGAGGGGTAGTCAACCCCTCTTATTGTATATTGGTTCAATATTTAAAATTGATTCGAACCATTGTCTTAAATGTATTCGATAACAAGACCAGTATTTGCACCCCCTATATGTTAGTTGGTAACAAGCAGGTGGTCTGCTATCTTTATCCATATCATCATAATGATATGTATATTTTTCCATTACTTACTCAGCAATAGGACTTCTGCATAAATCAAGAGAATAAATGCAGTTGATCCAATACATACACCTGCGATGAGTTGAATCATTTTCCTGCACCAACTAGTTGTGCTAGTTGTGCATTGTGACGACGATCTTCTTTTTGCTTCTTCTCTTTAATGAGTTGAAGGAAATTGAGTTTCTGCATCACTTGTGCCCCTCTTTTACAAACTTTACTCCACGATAGACTTCATTTTGTTGTTGGGGTTGCTGCATCATTTGCTGTTGGTATGCGATACGCTTTTCGGTATCGTACTCAGCACCGCGATAAACGACTTTGGACATTGGTTTTCTCCTAAAGAAATGAGAGGTTTTAATTCCCGTTCCTTCAGTCGGCTTTTGCGTCTAGGTTACAACTTTTTTTAGTCATCTGTTTAACTTCAAAAATAATTTCAGATTTTATCTGGTCATCAAGTACTGGATGATTAATAACGTTTTTAATAATCATTTGTGCCTGTAAGCAGGTCAATAAAAGTTGTTCCATAGATGAACGATCCGTTCCGAGTCGGCTTACTTGCGTCCTATTTAATTTTTTAGCACCTTTGTATTACATCCTTTCGGAGTTCTAAAAGCAGTCGGTCTTCTCTTCTTTGATTTACTACATCGTCGTTCTTAACGATGTCCATTAGTTCCCACGCTGCGTCACAACTTATAGTCACAGGATATGCATTCTGGATAAGTCGTGGCGTTGAAACAGAAAGAAGTGGAACCCATGCCAAAAGCAAAAGTGCCTTAGTCATAGGATGAACGTTAGGGGATTATTATACCCCTATTCATTGTATATAGTCAAGTAATATCTTAAAACCGTAACAATGAATACAAAATGGTATCGATATTATACTAAAAAACGTGAAGATTTATGAAAATCCTCACGTGAGAAAATTTTGCCGGGAATTTTTTCCGCCAAAAATGGAAAAAAAAGTTGATTTTTGTTTTTAGCGTTCAATATAACTTAAGGTATTACTTGCTGCTCTAAGTTGTTCAATAATAATGTCACAACCAATCTTAGGATTGCAATCACCGCAAGTAAATATATCTACCGCAGCATTACCATCTTCTGGCCAGGTATGAATACTAATATGGCTCTCAGAGAGTAGTGTAAGCACTGTTACGCCCTGTGGTTCGAACTTTTTAGATATAGTCTGCACAACAGTGGCGCCACTCGCTATAGCAGCATTTTCGAGCAGATCAATAAGGTATCGTTTATCATTTAAATGCACAAACGAACATCCATATAAATTTAAAAGATAATGCTTGCCCATTTTTCATAAGTAAAAGTCATTTACGTTTTTTCTTTTCCGTTGATTTATATCCCCAAAGTTTAGGATTGATTCTTCCGTATCCAAATTCTATCGATTTAATACCATCACGAAACTTATCCCAATACATATCAAATATATTGGACATTTTATTAGCTCTAGTCAAATCAAAACAAATTTGTCCTTCAACATCATACTTTACAATTCTTGCATCATTAGGTGCTTCTTTAGTACAAACCTGCTCCCAAGTTCCATTTTCTATAAGGATTTCACATCCATATTTCTTTTTAGAAGTTTCTTTTTCTGCAGGTGTCCAATTGTACATTTGCTCTTCCTTTACCATTACTTGTGCATTTTTAGGCACTTGTATACTATTTTTTGGCATAATAAATTTTCTCCAATCTATTCTATTAGATATTATGAACGACCTCCCCACTTAATATCTGGATAGGATTCACTGACAATATCTTTAGAAATTTTATATTTTGTTTCAAGATTTTTATCTTTAACAAGACAAAGTATTTCCGCTTCAAGAGGATGTAAACCTTGAAGAATATTAATGAACATAGTTTCTCTACGCAGAGAACTAAGACCATCATTTCCACCTTTTATAAAGTTATAAAACTTTTCATACTCTTTACGAATACTAGATCTTCCTTGATCCTGAGAACCCAAAGAAGTTGAATTCATTTCTGTCATCATTCCAACAGCATCTTTAATTTTTTCAGATATTGTTCCACTAAAAGAATTTTGCTCACCTACACTTGCATAAGGAACTTCTCCTGGTGGTAGAACAGAAATCAC